ATCTAGAGCAACAGATGCTCGAGTTTGCTAATGTCACCGCTGACATAGAGATGCTCAACAGGCATTTTACCGAAGACCCCAAGTGGGAGGGCATGAGCGGAGAACTGTGTGATGCCATACTCAACAAGTACGGTGCCATACAGCAACTGTACGAAATCAAGTTTCAGAATATGTGGGACACATTTGAAACAGTGTGTCGTGAATATCATGAGGCAAGGAATACCGAGGAGGTATAAGCATGGCACGCAAGAAGAATCGCGACAATCGTCGCCGTGGTGCACTTGAGCGACTGCTCAAAGTGGACAGTCCTGATATCAAGCAGAGGCATGATATCGCTATCCTAGAGAAGCGACTCGGAATCGCAAGCGGCAAGTGATCCGGCAGGAACGGCATGTTTGACGAATTCATCATGATGATAGGAGTACTCGGTGGTATCGGGTACTTTCTATTCTACTGTTTCATAGTCGGATTTATTCTCTGGGTGTTATTTGAGTTCGGTGGTTTTATAATTAAAACTATCTGGTTCGGTTTCTGTTTCTTTATTTTAATGGGACTCCTAGCATGGATGTTTTTATGATCGATCTTCTGGTAGGTCTTTGTATGGCAGCACTGCTTTTATCTGCATTCGCAAACGCATGGGAAAAAAGTGAAGAGCGACGACATAGAGATTCTTAAGAATGTGGACTGTCCTCTCAAGGAAACTATCATTTCGCTGATAGAAAAGCATGCGACAAGAGATGGCAAGTCCAATGTAGACAAAGAGTTGGCACTGACACGTATCTACTCTCCGCACAAATACAATCTTCCGGACTTTGAACCCTACATTGACTGGGTGCATACACTGGGATTCTCAGAGAAACGTGCCGAACCTTCAATGGTCTGGGGATTGACATACATCGGAGATGACTTCACCTATCCTCACGATCATAATCCGTATCGCATTACGGGCATACACTATCTGCGAGCAGAGGAAGGTTGTGGATTGCTACAGTTTCCTGAGACTGTCATTGAACCAGAAGAGGATATGATTGTCACTGCACCAGGATGGAAGATGCACTCGGTTCTCCCAGCTGAGAATCCAGAAGCAAGACGAACATGCATTGTGTTTAATCTGCTATGAAAGTAAAGATTATACATCATCCCACCGACGAACGCTGCATCGCTTCCGCAAAGAGATTACAGGGACTCCTACCATTTGAGTCCGAACTGTATAGTAAGTATTCTGATCTCGAACCAGAGAAGTTTCCAGAACATGAAGTCGTCAACTACAGAGAGATGGATCAAAAGTACGATCCGCCCAATCCAGTTGTACTGAAAAGAATGCTTGGTTGTATCTTCACGCACTATAGCATATGGGAAACACTGACCGAGAACACATTGATTCTTGAGGATGATACAAGACCACTGCATGACAGAATAGATCTTGACCTCCTAGAAAACTTTGATGGTGACGTGATCAATCTAGGGACTCCTATCTTTATGGGAGAGCATACCAACAGGAAAGCATTCTTAGAGATGATCACAGGAAAGCAAGGATTAAGTAAAAAGCGAAAGGTGAAGGGCAGTTGTCTGTATGGAGCGCATGCTTATCTTGTAACACCGAAGGGTGCGGAGAAACTAAATCGCGCCACTCGCTACAGTAGATTGGCAAGACCCAATGACATGACTGTTAACATTGACACTGTTGATATTCAGGATCTAAAACCATTTGCATTTGAACAAGCATTCTATGAGCGTTGGTCTTATATAAGAGGGGATATAGGTGCACAGTACTGTGCTCAAAAATTCGGAGTGTTTAATAAACAACCATGAAAGATTATAAGATGTGGGACATGACTGTACAAACCTACGAAGTGTCAAGCAAGGCAGACGATGCCTATCGTCATGTAGAGATTGAGTTTAATGGCGGGTCAATCAAAATGTATAAGATCTGGGAGAGCATGTACAGTATCGCAAAGCATGAGTTCTACCATGGTGATGGTCTGCGTTTCATTGTTGGGTATGAACTACAACTAGATACTATAAAAGGTGAGTTTATACAGCATGAGCACAAGACGCATATTAATTTAAGTAATGTTTGCAGATTGAAAGTAATAGAGAAGATCAATGGACAGCGTAGATAGTGATAATGTAGTTTCAATTGCCAAGTGGCAGGAGAAGAAGCAGGAAGAAGTGAAGTTTATCATCGACGAGTTGGGTTTGGAAAAACTCATTGATGATCTCACCAACATTCATGCCAACTTCAGAGAAACCTTTGACTTGGAGGATGAACCCACCTACGGTGACTGGTGTCGTTTACAGCAGACACTAAATATTTTCGAAGATATGATGGAGCACATCTGGTATAATCATGCGACTCAGTCGCGACCGGAACTGTTTGATCTAGCAAGTCAACTAAAATCTACTGTGAAAAATATGATGCACTTTGTTGAGGACAATAAGTATGACCCCACGTGAAGCACTGTATAACATCGTTGTAAAACTTGGACCACCTCAAACTTTGCGTGATGATAACATCACATATGAAGAAGCAAGGTTACGAGACTCCGTGCAAGTTCTTAAGGATTTGATCGACCAACACGAAAAGAAGAATGATTGAAGACATACACTGTCGCATGGGCGAGGGTGCAGGAGACATCATCGGTCAAATAAACACAGCGCATGCTTGGGCAGCGGAACATCAAAGACCAGTGCGCCTGAATATTCATTGGGGTCCCCAATTTGAAGGCGACTACAAAGTTGTAGAGACTGACACCGAATCCATTGTGGACAGATATAGGCACGTGCACGAGCACACTTGGCAAAATCAAATGGTCTGCCTTGAGCATGTATTCAAATCTGATATGTTTTCTTTTCTGGAATATCTTTTTGATGAACCCGATAATGAGTTGAGGAGAAGAAATCGAACTAAACGCTGGCACTTTGAAAGCGGAGCTCCTTCTGGTGAACTGCATGGTGGGTCTGTCGATGAACCAACAGATACTCCATATCAACCAATCGGAGGTCCCGAGTGGAGATGGCAACAAGAACCCATGTTAGGGGATACGATAGTTTTCTGGAACTATAATTACAACGCAAATGACGTCAAGGAGCACAAAGCATATCCCTTTGATGCAAGTGTGTGGAGAGCAATAGATCTTTCTCTGCACCTAATGTTTCCAAAACATAAAATTATAAGAGTGTCTTACAGAGATGACTTCAGATACGTGCACGACATGATAGCAAATTGTGCTTTTTGTATTGGATATGATGGTATGTGGCATACTGTTGCTAGAAACTTCGGTAAACTTTTTATCACCGCAACTGACGACTTTGGCATATCACACAAAGCAACGAACCCATTGGCGCCCATATTCAAGATGCCTCAACAGTTTTTCGACTTCTTGCGTAACTGTGCATACACTGAAGGTTTCTTAGAAAGAGAACAAGAAATTGCTATGAACTACCATGCGAAAAAGATTGGTATGATTATACCACATAGGGAGTATCATACGTTGGAGAATATCGTTGCAGTTTGAGATGTTAAAGGATAACATTGGAGTTTGGCATGAATGCATGCCACGCTGGTGGTGCGAAGATCTTATTGAGTGCTTTGATAAAAAGACTGTTGAGGTTCAAGAAGCAAATCCAGGATACGGCGAAAACGATGATATAGATTTTTATATGTTTCGGAACAATGAGAAACGTGAAGATGTGTCAACAGTCCTCGAGAGGTTTGGTAGATTCGATGAGTACAGCGAACCATTAAAACGACAACTAGAAATTTGCCTCAATGATTATTGGGGACACGTTGTAGCACCGTTCAATGAAAGTGAACAGACCAGTCCTTGGGGTAAATACTTAGAAGAAGTAGAGTGTAAGATACAACGCACTCCACCAGGAGGTGGATTCTGTCAGTGGCATTATGAACAGGGCAATTGCTACCACACTTCTAGAAGGTTCGGTGTATGGATGATATATCTAAATGATGTGAATAAAGGTGGTAAGACTGACTTCCCAAACCAAGGGTTATCAGTAAAACCAGAAGCAGGTAAAATGGTAATTTGGCCAGCATGCTATACGCATACACACAGATCTGCCCCTGACTTGGAAGAATGGAAGTATATAGTCACTGGATGGTTGGTGTATAAGGATCCAGACGATCCAAGAAATAATAGAAAATATGAACCAAGTAGAATTAGAAAGAGTAGTCCTTGAGGTAATCGGTGGGTGTAATTACACCTGTCAGATGTGCCCACAAACAAATCCTGGTCGAGGAAAAAACTGGACTAGGAAGATGCCGCTCAAGCAATTTAAGAGCATCCTTGATCAGATTGTCCCGAAGTACGGGACTCCTCAAATTAATCTAGAGGGTTCAGGCGAACCCACGCTCGCGAAAGACCTGCACAAATATGTGCGTGAGGTAAAGAAGCGAGGACTCAATTGTTACATGTACACTAACGGATTCAATCTTCACGGCGACTATATGAAGCGTGTCGTCGATGAAGGAATAGATTTCATTCGGTGCTCTGTAATTGGTTTTGATCAAACTACATATGCAAAGTGGATGAATACGGATAGTTTTTTTCATATCCGTCACAACTTGGGTGAACTACAAAATTACAAGTGTATGACTAATGCACCTGTTGAGTTAAGCACCTATCACTTAATCACTGATAATAACCAGATTCCATACGAGGTATCCGAATATAGGCAAAACTTTATCGAGCATGTTCAGTCTAAGGCATACATATGGAAAATGCACAACTGGTCGGGCAACTATGATCCGAACGGTAACATGCGGATAGGCACAGAAAGAAAAACTTGCGGTAGACCCTTCGGTCCGGAGATTACGATCCGTGCTGGTGGCAATGGCAAAACTGGAGCCATGACACCTTGTTGTCAAACCCTTGGTCCCCCGAACGAGGCGAAGTCTGTCCTCGGTCACTTTGAGGATCAAACTTTTGAGGAAATCTTTTGGGGGAAAAAATATGAAGAACTCCGAAAGGCGCATCAAGAGGAAAGGTTCGACGACATTGAATACTGTAAGAACTGTGACTTCTTGTACGATGACCCCGAGGTGTTAGTTTGGAGTAACGATCCAACGGCAAGGACAAAGCACATGTTAGGCACCAAGTTCTCACTCAACGACAACATTATAGGGAGAGCAAATGCTTGAACGCGAAAGAAAATATTGTAAGACCATGGGAAGAAGATAAGACCGTATACCTATGGCATCCTCCTAAGACTGGAGGCACTAGTATTTGGTTTAACTTAAAGCGAGTTAGCCGACTCAACGGGCACGCATACTGGTATAGGATACCTGATCACAGGGTGATAATAACAGAATCCAGAGATTTTCATAAATGGATGCTGTCAGAACCAACTTGGTGTAAGCACCTATCCGTATTGAAAACAACTATTCCCGCCTACGTTCCTTCTATTTTGGCGGTAAGAGATCCATACTCTAGATGCATGTCCATGTATTCTTATTTTCAGAAACATCAGGCGAAGAAGAGCGGTAGATCATTGGGCGGATTCTCTGAGTGGTTTAAACAATATGTAGATTACAAAAAAAGATGGTTTCCATGGAGACCTTGTGCTGTTTGGAAGAATCACCTAACTGGTCCAGTTGCGATACTTAGATACGAATATCTTCGCGAAGATTTTAGAGAGATTACTGGGCACGAATGGAGTGATGAATACGATTTTAATGCCACCAAAAAGTGGACTAGAGAAGATGCTTTATATGTTTATTCACAGAGGGATGTGGATAACATAAACAGAGTATTTGCTGAGGACTTTGAGGTGTTTGGTTATGAAAAAGTATAGTGCTATAGCACTGCTCCTTGCGGCGCAGACAACCCAAGCAGATGATATGTTCAAAGTCGCGAAAGATACTTGTTGGGATTTGATCAAGAACGAGTATCCTACCAAACGCATCTATCTTAACACGCACGACAGAATCGGGTATTCGGGAGATGCCCGATTCTTCATGGCGGGGAGATGTTTTGAACCTGCCTGCAATGAACCATTCAGTTGGTTTGTGTACCAAGTCAGATACATTGAAGGCAGGAAAGCATACATCACCTGCACCATGCCAGATGGTGGTGAACCTAAGTTAGATCGTTACAATCAGAACAACAGTTTTATGCCGCCTGAATAGTCTTGATCTCGCAGTGCTTATTATCATTCAACTTCACTATAGTACCAGCACGCAATGATCTACTGCGAACAGTAAACTCTTTGACTTCTTTGCGTTGGATCTGACAGTTAGTTACAACTGCCCAGTCATTACCTTTCTTGTCAGTGACATATATCGTGTCTTCGACAATATGAATGACTGGCTCGAGTGATCTCGTAGGAAGGACATCTGCGTTAGCAATAGCAGGAATGAGCAGCAACATGAGTGCTATCTTTTTCATGGATTTCTCCTTGCGTCATCACGACGGTCTGTCGCCTCACGGCGAATTATTACATTTTTATTACAGTTTTATTACTGTATACATTATATAGTCTCCGTAAATATTTAACTTTACATTCATGACGAATTATTATAATATAAATAATACCGATGATACTGTGGGATACAGGTCATCAGTTCTCTACGCAGAATGGTCTGGTAGAGTATAACAACAATCTTGCTTAATATAAGGAGATCCGTTATGGTATCTAAAGCATTTTCTTTTCCACGTTCACACTTCATTGGTTTCGATCACGTTTGGAATGAGATTGAAAGACTGTCAGACATGGCAGACAACAAACTCTATCCTCCACACAACGTAGTCAAGCACGATGATGTTAACTTCACCGTAGAACTTGCCTTGGCAGGTTACAGCAAAGACGACCTCACTGTTGAAGTGAAGGACGGTATCTTGGTTGTAACAGGTGACAAGTCAAGCGAAGAACGTGAGTATCTACACCGTGGTATTTCTTCTAAGAAGTTTACACGAACATTTAGGTTGTCAGAACACGTTGTTGTAAGCGGAGCGGATTTTGTGGATGGACTACTGGTCATTGACCTGAAAGTAGAGATCCCAAAAGAGAAGCTGCCTCGCGCTATCCCAATTGGTAAAACTAAGGGTAAGAAGCAACTTTTAACTGAGGACTGAAATGAAAAACTTGGCAATCGTTGCCTTGTGTTTCTTTTCTACTTTCGCATCTGCAAGTGACATCGAAGAGGTCGTCGTCAAGGCGAGGCACGTTCGCATTGTCATGATTAAACTAGCAGAGACCCACGTGCAGGATCCAAAGACTGGTGACTGGCACTATGTGGAAGAGCGCAAAGTAGAAGATAACAAGGCATGACAACTCGGGGAGACTTCGGTCTCCCCTTTCAAGGAGACGTGTAAATGGAACTAATACCCATCATTGGAATCGGTGCCGTGATGATGATTGCTCCTGTAGCAATCGGCGTCACGCTCGTCTATTCATACGAAGCAACCAAAGATATCGGCAAAGAATAATCGTAAGTCATTGATTTGATTAAAGTTTTTCAGACTTTACTTTGATACCCGTTTCAAGCATAATAACTGTATGGTTGATAACGGAGATGAAATGATGATTGATATTGCTATTAACAACTTGTTCGACGCGATTGGTAAGGACTTCGCTGCTTGGCGTGCTCGTGGTGAGTACGGTAGCGAGAACGACTATGGTGAAATGGTCGATAACCTGCACGTTGAAGAAGGTCGTAAGTATCTCAAGATTGTCAAGAAGTTGGGCAGTCAAGAGATGGTTTGGGGTTTCATTGTCAAGAAAGATGACAAGAAGTTCCGTGCTGGCGACATCTTGAAAGCAGCATCTTGGGCAGCACCTGCCCGCAACCAAGCGCGAGGAAACATCCTCGACGGTGACTTCTCTTGGGTTCGTTGGACTGGTCCGGAGTATCTGTGAAGATACTTCGGGAGACCACCAACTGGTCAAAGGTTGAGTACACTATACCCAAACACGATTACTTGGTAGAAGGTGGCCATGGCGGTCGCCTCATTGCTATGCGCAAAGAGGGTTCTGACGTTTGGGAGAAGTTTAGCAAGGCAATCCCGTTCGGGAAAAAACACCGCACGTTTAAAGAACTGCGCGAACCATTGCCCACTGAATTCGTAAAACCATTCCAAGCGGATGCTTGGGAAAAGAAAGAATATAATTCCTTGGAGATGTTTATGTCATGAAATATGCATTAGTTGAACGGTGCGGTGATTCTATGAAATGGTATGCTGATAAAATTGATGAAGCATTTCCCATTCTCTCCGAATACAGTACTGAAGTTTTGGTGAGAACATATGATTCGTACAATACTAGCAACTTCATTGCTAACGAAGATTGTTCTTTTATTTGGAAAGTAGAGGTTGTAGATGCCGAAGAAGAAAGTAATCCCACCCCCAGTTGATGTAGTCGGACGCAAGGTTTCTTGGAAACCTAGTCCTAATTCAGATCGCATGTACGGCGAGGTTGTGCATGTAGGATTCCAGTGGCCATATCCCAAAGACCCTAAATACCCTTCTGGGCGAATTCGCATGCTGAAGCAACAACTTACAGTAGCGATTGCCGACGGACGTCTCTTTAAGATGTCCGGCGAGATAGAAGATCTTAAACGGATTGGGATGATCGCGGAGTCATCAAGCGAGGATTAATGCACTGGATAACATTACTCACATCATTGTCGATTGCTGGAGTCGCTGCGTGGTACAGTATCGTAGGACTCATGGCAATCTTCTCGGGTGCGGCGATAGCGATCGCCATTATGGGTGGTGTATTGGAAGTTGGCAAACTGGTAACTGCTGCATGGTTACACGCCAACTGGAAGAAAGTACCACTGTTGATGAAGACGTATCTTACATCAGCAGTGTTTGTGTTAATGGTAATCACTTCCTTGGGTATCTTTGGTTTTTTGTCAAAGGCACACTTGGAACATTCTATATCAGTAGGTGGAACAAATGAACTTCAGATCACCAACTTGGAGAGACAGATTGCGAGACAGCAATCAATCATTGCTGATACAGAGACGGTACTCACGCAACTGGATGATCAGGTACAGGTACTCATCGACTACGACCGCATTCGAGGTCCTAGTGGTTCGATTGCAACTCGTCAAGCGCAGGCAGAAGAAAGGCAAATGCTTAACGAGGGCATCGATGCTGCGTACATTCGAATTGACGAACTACAGAAAGAACTCACCCCGCTACAGCAAGAAGCACTGGAGATTGAGGTCGAAGTTGGTCCGCTTAAATACATCGCGGAGTTAATCTATGGAGAAGACGATGCCAGGAACCATTTTGATCGTGCTGTTAGGTTCGTTATTATCCTTCTTGTTACTGTATTCGATCCTTTGGCAGTCATACTCTTACTCGCCGCTACCATGGGATTCACCGCCAGAAAACAGTCACGTATGTTCACGGACGATGGTGAGTTAAAAGTAGGGCGAGAGAACGTTGTTGATGTAGAGGAACTTCTGCCAGTCGAACCTGTTATGGATCCACCAAGTGCGGTTGATGATGCAGCAAACGTCATGAGCAATTATGAGGAGATTGAAGACCTGCCTCCTGCTGATGAGATAGACGAAGTCCTTGACCCCGACGACGGACACGGTATTGAAGACATTAACGATCCCACTGATAAGGTGAGGCGAGGTTGGGTAAACTGGCAAAGAAGGAACAGAAAAAAGACTTGACATTGATATCAGATTGCGGTAGACTATTATCATGAATATATTTTACTTACATGAAGAACCTAAGCAGTGCGCCAAAGAGCACAACGACAAGCACTGCGTCAAGATGGATATTGAATATCCACAGATGCTCTCGACTGCGCACCGTGTTCTCGACGGGGATGAGTGGTACGACAAAACTGCTAACGGTAGAAGAATCAAGCGATGGAAACATCCGGAACCCATTATGGATTCTGTACTGTACAAAGCAAGTCATATCAATCATCCAAGCGCAGCGTGGGTCCGCGAGAGCAAGAATAACTATAACTGGTTATTTCAGTTGTGGATGAACCTCTGCGAAGAGTACACTTGGCGTTATGGAAAAACTCACATGTCTTGGACGAAACTTGGCGTCGCGCTATCTCGTCCCCCTAAAAATATTGATGACAAACCATTTGTCCAACCACCTCCAGCAATGTCGCACTTCCCTCAATGCATCGTGGAAGGAGACTCCATCGAATCCTACAGAAATTACTACAGAGAAGCAAAGGCAAGTTTCTCCAAATGGACAAGGCGACCAGTGCCAGAGTGGTGGACAGTATGAACTGGATTAAAAAACTTCTGGGGACTCCTCTTGATAAAAACCCTATAGATACTGTTATCATTGAGAAACTTCCTGGTGCAGATAATGAACAAGTGCAGGAAGTGTATCAGGCAAGGTGGGTTTGGTATCACACTATCCTTGCGGTAGAGATCGCGTTCACAAATATTTTGTTAATTTGTATACTGATGGTTTTAGCATTTAAATGAGTAACGGTTACAAGTCAGGGAACACAAGGATGTTCAATATTCGTGTCCCCGAATATCTACATGCACAGTTTAAAGAAATCTGTGGAGAAGCAGATGTAACCATGGCGAGTGCATTGATTGGTTACATGGAACGTATTGTTGATGGTACTGAAGATATCGGTGGTAAGAGCAAACCGAATGCTGAGTTTGATCCGCTGTCAGATATCCGAGGGCAGTACAAAGAAGGTGAGGATTACTAATGGGAATAGATTACAGGTACAATGAATTTGCGTTGATAAGCGAGTTAGAAGATTATGTCAACTCGACTTACGACGAGCACTACTCCAAAAACAAATACCAAGCAACCGAGTTTATTATCGACGGTGGTCATGGAGAAGGATTCTGTCTCGGCAATATCCTCAAGTACACGCAGCGATACGGTAACAAAGAAGGCAAGAACCGTAAAGACTTGTTGAAGGTTCTCCACTATGCGTTGATTGCGTTACACGTTCACGACTTGGAGCATGCTGATGATAAGAGATTTTAAAGTTGATCAACATTTTGTTGTTCCTATCATGAAGTGCCATGTAGATTTGCCTCATAAGGAAATCGCTGATTATTGTAGGAAAAGATTGCATGAACATGGTAATTACACTAGTTACTTCGACGACAAATTCAATGATCATATGAAGTTAAACTTTCCTTACCGCAATGCATTAGAAAGCACTTTGAAAGCAGCAGGAAAATTATTTGCCGAAGAAAGGCAGATTGAGACGATACCGTACTTTGACTATTGGTTCTCAGTTTATTGGGAGGGTACGGATCACGTGTTGCATACGCATCCTGGCACAATAGCAGCAGGAACTTATTATCCTCATGGCGACGAAAACTCCACCAAGATAAGGTTTAGACATCCGGCGGCAACTCTTTTAGCTCACGCTGAACCAAGCAACGACGCCGAAATGTTCTACACTCACTATCCCAAAACAGGTGAGTTGAATTGTTGGCCAAGTTGGTTAGAGCACGAAGTCCGACCGCAAGGGAAGGTTGATCCCCGAAACAGCAGAGTCGCTATATCGTTCAATTATGGCAAGACATCACAGGCGATAATCCGTAGTCCTGAGTGGAAGGCGCACTAAGTCGTTGATTTCATTAGAGTTATTTCTCTTGCTTTTTCCTCTTGATTGAGGCATAATAAAACTATAGGAGGAGCATTCTATGCGTATCTATGGTTCTATGTCACATGATTTTACTGGTCGTAAGATCAAGAAAAGTAAACCCAAGGGTGAGGTCTACGCTAAATATAAGCGACCTGCCTTTTCCGAGATGACTGCCCGTAGTGGTCCTGTTCGTCGCGATGAAGGTGTGGTCTATGCTTCGGTAGACTGTACGAAGGGTGGTCCCTGCGCTGCTCCTGAGAAGAAACAGTATACGGGGACTCTGGTCAAAGGTATTGCGACGATGCATAAGTCGAACGCTGTACCTGTCATTGACGACGAGCAAGCGAAAGATCTTGCCCGTATGCGGAGGTGATGTATGCCGTCAGGTGTTTGGACAGAAGAACGTGTGCGCGATTATTTTGATACGCACTGGGACATAACTCTACGACAACTAGCGAGGATGAGTGGGTGGTCTGTTAAAGACCTGAAGACAATTCTACTTATGGGGTAGGATATGCGATACTTACTTTTCGGAGCATTAGTTTTGCTCTTTGTTGGTTGCGGTCAGTTAGAGCAATGGAAACCAAGTGAGTTCGACAACGTAGAGTTTAACTCGTTGGCGACTCTATATGTCTTGGCGAATACACCAGCGTCAGAAGAAGAATGGTGTAATCGTCGTGAGTTGTTTGCCATGAAACGTATGTCGCTGAGGTTGCAAGTTTATAGCGAACATAGATTGAACGATAACATCGGTGATATCTACAGAGAACTTAATTCTCTGATCAACGAACTATATGATAGGGAAACACCCAGCAACGTGTACTGTAAGGTAAAAAGGATGACTGTTGCTGAATCTATAGATCATATGCTCGAAGTGTTCGGAGGAAGGAAATGAATGTAGATCTTTGGCAGAAGGCAGCAGAAATAAAGGTTCGAGAGTACAGATCACTTTTGGACGCAGGACATATAACTATGGGCGAGTACACAGAACTCGTTGATGATCTTTGTGATTATGCTCGCATAGAAGAGCAACTTGAGACTGAGGACATCAAGAACAAGGTAGTCAAGGCAATTGACGCCATTAAAATGGTAGCAGGATTGCTGTAATGGAACTAGAAACAATAGAAGAAGTGAACCCTAATGCACTCGTTGGTGTAGAGTGGGTTTCTAATTATTTTAAGCAGGACGCAGTAGCGGATCATGATGCCTATGGAAAAATCCGTTGGGCGTGGGAGTTTACTCACGATAGCATGCCTGTAGAGGTTCACATGCTTCGCACCTTAAATGGCCAGTATGCTCTTGCTGTAGCAGATTTTGGAATGAATGGAGCAGTAGCAAGGGATTGGTCTAAACAAAACAAGAATCTACTCAAAGACGCAAAGAGTAGATTGTGTAAAGCAATGAACAGTGATTTCTTTGGCGACTTGGTATAGTAATGAAAAAATTTAATTTGGACTTGATCGAACTACCAAAGATCAAGCGTGTTACCGTCAACGGTAAACGTCATTATGTAAAAGAGGATGGGGAAGCAGTTCCGTACCCTTCTGTCACAACCGTCCTTGCCTCTTGTAAAAAAACCAAGAGAGCATTACATGAATGGCGTCGCCGAGTAGGTGCTGAGCAAGCGAACAAGATATCGAAGCAAGCATCTTCTCGCGGCACGTCAGTCCATACTTTGATAGAGGACTATATACAAGGAAAGGAGTCAACTGGCGTAATAATGCCAAACGCACGCGACATGTTTGGTCGCTTGCGCGATGTTGCTGATGAGCACATCGACAATGTTAGATTGATCGAAGGACTGATGTACTCCGAGTATCTGCGAGCAGCAGGAACGGTAGACATGGTCGCCGAGTACGATGGGAAAATTTCAGTGATCGACTGGAAAACTTCTGCGCGGCGAAAGACTCGATCTAAGATATATAACTACTTCAAGCAGGAAGCTGCGTACGCAGTTATGTTTGAAGAGATGACTGGAATACCTGTGACTCAATTAGTCACAATCATTACAACGCAAGAAGGAGAGTCTCAAGTATTCATCGAACACCGTGACGAGTGGGTAGGTGAGTTCTTGAAGTTGAGAGACCAGTATGAGTTGGAATTACAGGATAGCGCATCGCCCTAAAACTGATCCCCTGTTGGGATATCAGATTCACGAGATCTATTATGATGATGAGGGCAATGTCAAATTTTATTCAACAAATCCTGTAACTGCTTTTGGTGATATACCAGATGAGTTGTATGAAGATATGTGTAACATGATGCGTGCGTTCGACGAAGAACCGTTGAACCTTGATCATGTAGATTACCTGCTGACAAGGAAGGAGCAGGGTTCCGGTCAAAAGAGGGAAACGTAAGGGTACGACTGCGAGGGCATGGTAGAGATGTCCTGATGTGTCACTGCTATAGACTAGGAGAAGCAGCGTAGACGGGGTCGCAGTCATAAGTCGTTGATTTTAAACGACTATTTTAGATTTGCTTTTGTTCCACTATTCAGTCATAATATATAAATAGTGGAAAGGAGAAAGACTATGTGGACACCTACTAAACTCGCAGTTCTTGTGACGTTCTTCGTTGTCGGTCTTTGGACTGGCGCTGCATATGGTCAAGTCAATATCCCTGCTGATACAAAAATCATCGTTGTGGAAAGTAAGACTTGTCGCGACTCGGTTTATTATAAAGGAACCAACACAATGTATGTGTATGATTGCACGAGCAAGGGCAGGGTTGCAACTGCTACCGATCGTGTTGTCAACCGAAGCATTGACCGAACTGCTCGAACGGTTGAGCGTTCTATTCAACATGGCATTGATCGTCAGATCTATGAGATGGGAAGGAAGATCGACAAAGCACTTGGTCGCTTCTAATGTTGGTATATTATCATGCTAGGACTCCTCAGTACATTGAGGAGTTCGCCGATTGGTGTTGCGAAGAACTAGGCATAGACAAACTTCGCGGATGGATTGACTTCCGTTGGCATTACGGTGAATTAGAAGATAATGCGTTTGGATTATGTACAGGTGACTCTCGCGAAGTTTCCATACAGATTGCCACTAGGCAGTTTGGCGAATCAATATCCTACGAAGATAAACTCAAAACTGTTGCGCACGAACTAGTGCATGCTCGTCAGTATCTCCGAAGAGAACTTACAAGTCATCCTGACGAATGGGATCTGCCTGTTTCCCGTTGGAAGGGCAGGACTGTTCGATACGGAAAAGGCATCTATGCTGAGAACGATACTCCTTGGGAAAGAGAAGCACGACGTCTTGAAGAAAAACTATTTAAGAAGTGGATGGAGGAAGAAGTATAAATAGATACATCCAAGAGGAAGGTATCTATGGCAATCCGTTCAACAGATGATCTAAAAATCCAACTCGATAAGTGTGGATACACCGATCTCAAGCAAGGTAAAACTCGAAGTACAGTGGTTGTCCAACTCGAAAAGGGTAGCGACCGAGAAGGTGCATTGAGAAATATTGCCACTAAGTTGAAAGGCAGATATAATCCTAGTGGCGGTACATCATCAGTAGGTCGTGCTGAGATGGGGACTTACTACGTTGAAGTAAAAATCAAAGGTGGCGGTGGATCAGGCGCAGGTTCTGACATCACCAAGCTCGCCGAGTCTGCCCAGTGCGTCTACAATGCTGCTTGCTATGCCAAAAAACCATACACCCATGATGGACTCAAAGGTGCCAGCAGTAAGTACGACGTTGACGAGAAAATCGAAAACGTGCTAACCAAACTGCCAGACGACTGGATTGCATCTTCTAAGTTGGTGGCGGCGCAATTAAAGAAGAAATTTCCATCTACCACTTACAAGCACCATCGCGGTTCTGCTTGGGTAAACAATTTATACACGCATGTGAACCTACTCAACAGAGAGGCAGGTAAACCGTTTGGGGATGCAAACAAATGGAGTCCTGCTGATATTTGGATGGTTACTCCAAAGGGAGCAACCGTCAACTTGACCTCTGCTAAAACTTTCACTGAACTGAACGAAATGTTGATCAAGAATTTTATCAGCAAAGATATCATCGGAGTTTCTCTTAAGAAATGTGTAGGCAGGGTCAACTACAAAGAGTTGAACTTGGGTAGAGAACGACCGACTTTTAAATACGAAAGAACAACAACTGGTCTCCGTGGATTCTTTGACTCTGGTGACGGATATCTTTTCTTCAACGGTGGTAAAGCACAGTTCCGTAAGTTCGGCACTACATGGCAGGGCGAACTAAAAGGTAAGAACGCGAACATGGGTAAGATGTCCGGTGGACCAATCAAAGGGTTGGTCGATATGATCATCGGACCAGGAAAAACTTTTATACCACAAAGAGAACTCAGCGAACGCAACGATGAGACAATCAAAAAGTTTTACGATTGGTATACTGCTTGTCCGGACACAAACAAGATGGACGAGTACGAATTTTATAAAGCAGTTATGGAAAAGGATATGAACTGGTTTGTCTCTAAGATTATGACAACCCAACTTATCTCCATAGTCGAATCAATGTCAAAGAAAAACAAAGATCGTTTCGCCTCAGGTCTAGTGAACTATGCTGGGTCCGAGTCAGAATTATCTGGACCATACGCAAAGGTATACTAAAATGGCGCAGTTTAATAAACATTTCCAAACAATGCTTGGCAATAATGAAGACATCTATGAAGTCACTATGCTCGGCGATCAAAACGGTAATATCATCAACAGTTTTGGTGACGCGGCGAACATTCCTATTGCTGCTGGTCAGGTAACTGGGTACAGCGTCGTACACAAGTTTGGTTTGGTCGACGGTACTAACAGCGGCAACCTATCCACGATCTGGTCTCCAGCCGATACATCATCGACACTACTATATCCTTGGGACTACACTCCTGGGACGGTGGTAGCAGTTAGTACCAGCGGCGATGATACCAACGGTGGTTCTGGCGCACAAACAATTGTAGTAGAAGGTTTGGACGCCAACTATAATGAGATCTCAGATACTCTGACCATGGCGGGTGGGACAAACACCGCAGCGAGCAGTAACCAATATATTGTGGTTCATCGTGCCTTTGTTGCGAGCGGAGCAACTAACGTCGGAAAGATTAGCATTAATGCTGGCGCAACCAAGGTTGGTGAGATCGCCGCAGGGTACGGACAAACTTTGATGTCAGTGTATACGGTTCCTGCTGGGCACACCGCATACCTGTCGAACCTGAGAGTGTCCTCGTCAAAGCAGACGTCAAGCATTATTCGTTTGATGGTCAGACCGTTCGGTGGCGTGTTCCGAGTCCAGTCCACAATCTCGCTGTACTCTGGTACTGGTGAGACGCAGTTTGTAACTCCGCTGAAGATTACTGAGAAATCCAATATCGACGTCCGGATCACTGGGGGCACCAATAATACGGTATCCTGTGACTTCGATATGGTGCTGGTTGAGAACTAAAAGTTATATGCATATAGCCAAACAATCCTTTACTTTTGTGTCCAGATATAGTACAATGCCCGTATGAAATCGTTTATGACACATCAAATGCTCTCTGAGGCGAAGAACACTCACATGACTCACATCGAGGACAAAGTCCTCTATGGTGGGGTCAATGGCACCCGAGAGGCGATTAATGCCCTTCGTGGGTTGCGGGATATGCTAGCTGGCAAACATAAAGGTGATATCTCCGTCAAGTGGGACGGTGCCCCTGCTATCTTCGCAGGCATCGATCCTCGCGACGGTAAGTTCTTCGTGGCGAAGAAGGGTATCTTCAACAAGAATCCTAAAGTATACAAGACGAAGGCAGATGTCGACGCTGACACTTCCGGCGACTTGAATGTAAAACTCAACGCTGCACTTGAGGAACTCCCTGCTCTTGGCATCAAGGGTGTCATACAGGGTGACTTCTTGTTTGGTCCTGGAGATGTAGCGACCAAGAATATTGGTGGCGAAAGTTATGTTACATTCCATCCCAACACTATCGTGTATGCTTTGCCAAAGGGAAGTGCTGCGGCGAAAGAAGTGAAGACTGCTCGTATCGGTATCGTGTGGCATACAACATACACTGGTGATACGTTTGAAAGTATGCGAGCATCATTCGGCGTCAACGTTGGTGCTCTGAAGAACAGTCGTAAGGTTTGGAGTCAGGATGCTATGCTTCGTGACGTGACGACTGCTACTTTGACTGCTGCCAAAACTAAAGAAGTGACCGAATACCTTTCAACTGCTGGTAAAATATTTCAGAAGATTGCTGGCAGCACCCTGCGACAACTTGAGGCGAATCAAGATCTCGCTCAGTTGATCGAACAGTTTAATAACACATTCGTCCGTAAGGGTATGGTCATACAAGACTCGCGTAGACACGTAATCGCGTTACAGCGTTGGTTGCGCACGAAGTACAAAGCAGAGATAGATAAGCGATCCACGGAGCGTGGTAAGAAGGCACAAAGAGAAAAACTCAACAAAATTATGGCGTTCTTCTCGAAGCAAAACACCGCATCATTAATCGCTATGTTCGAACTGCAAAAGAATATTGTATTGGCGAAACTGATCCTTATAAATAAACTCAATGCCCTTGCGAATATAAGCACTTTTGTTAAAACGCGGAAGGGTTACAAGGTAACAGGTCAAGAAGGATTTGTTGCTATCGACAAACTTGGTGGTGATGCGGTGAAGTTAGTTGATCGTATGGAATTTTCATATAACAACTTTTCACCAGATATATTAAAAGGATGGGATAAACCTAGTAGGAATTAAACGTGCCTAAACCACTTTCATTTAAAGATTTTCTCGTGGTCGACTATGCTCCAGGAATGGGTGAGTATATCAACTATCAAGCGGCCAAACGCAAAAAGCAGCAAGGTGCTGGCAGCAATGCCGAGTATGCTTCTTACCAACCTGAAGGTGAGAAGATAGAAGAAGCACTCACGCATGCTCAGCGTATTAAGAAACGTCAGATGATGAAGAAGATGAAGGGACGTATTAAAATTGGAAGACTTCGTGCACTGAAAAGAACTCCAACAATGGATGTTATCAAGAGACGTGCAAAGAAGAAAGCGAGATTGCTCATGCTCAAGAAATTGACTAGGGGCAAGTCAAAGCAAGATATGAGTTTCGCTATGCGTCAGTCATACGAAAAGAAACTTGACAAGATGAAACCTCGCTTAGATCGTATTGCCAGAAGGTTAATCCCCGACGTTAGAAAAGCAGATCGTGAGAGAAAGAAGGCAGCATCTGCTGCTAAAAATAAATAATGTAGTCGTAGGGAGACGACATGATTAAGTCGTTTAATGACTATCTGGTAGAAGAAGCAAAGGTCGCTTATTTTACCTTCGGTCGTATGAATCCTCCAACCTCTGGTCATCAGAAGTTGTTAGACATGCTCGCAAAAAATGCGGGCAAAAATCCTTATTTTGTTTTCCTATCTCAGTCGCAAGACGCCAAGAAAAATCCACTCGACTACAGCGCGAAGGTAAAGCATGTTCGTAAGATGTTTCCTCGTCACGCTCGTCGAGTTTTGATCAACAAGAAAGTCCGCACTGCCTTTGATGCAGCATCATATCTGTATGAGCAAGGTTTTAAAAACTTGGTCATGGTTGTTGGTTCTGACCGTGTACGAGAGTTTACGACATTGCTAGAAAAGTATAATGGTGTGAAGGGTAAGCACGGATTTTACAATTTCAAGAACATCCAAGTAGTTTCTGCTGGAGCACGCGATCCTGACGCCGAAGGTGTAGAGGGAATGTCTGCTTCCAAACTCCGTGCGTTTGCAGCGGATAATGACTTCGCAGGTTTCTCACAAGGTCTCGGATCTATGAGTAACAAGGACGCGAAGAAGTTGTTTGTTGATGTGCGCAACGGTATGGGCATCAAAGAAGAAACTGTATTCAAACGTCACGTAGAACTTGACCCTGTGTCAGAGACTCGCGAGAAGTTTGTAAAGGGTGAGTTATTTGAAGTTGGTGATCAGGTTGTTATTAAAGAATCTGAAGAGGTAGGCACTATCACTCATCTGGGTAGCAACTATGTCATCGTCGAACTAGGCGAAGATAAAGTTGTCCGCAAATGGCTAGATGCCATTGAAAAGTTGGATGAATATGTGTCCAGCGCAGAGTTTGTTCCGTCACCCACTGGTGGCAAGAGATATGCGACGCTCAATATGCGCGAAGAACCAAAAACTCCTCAAGACCCTGACATTAAAGATCGCAAGGGTTCCCAACCAAAAGCATACCATAAAGGTTTAAGTAAGTCGATGAAACGTCGGCGCGATGTTCAGTTTAAGAAGCAGACTAAAATGTCAGACTCAGATCCAAAGGCATACAAACCTGCTCCTGGCGACAAAACAACTAAAACTAAACCGTCAAAATACACGAAAGCGTTTTCTAAGATGTACGGCGACTAAATATTCGTGGTCTCCGTTATGTGCTTGACCTGACGTCCCTGTTTTATTTTCTTTTGTAATTACGAATAATACTATGCAAATCTGATTTGATTTGTTGGACAAAACTACATTAGGAAATGGTAAAATGGATAAACTGGACGCAAGTCTATGGCGCATTATCTGTGCCGCTATATTAGTAGTAACATTAGCAGTTGTTGCATCAGAGGCGATAGCGCAAGATGAAAACCAACCGCTTGATGATGTTATTAGAACCGAGTCGGTCACTAACAGTACAGTGACTACGAACGGCAACACAACCACAACACTGAAGTCTCCACCTGCTTCAGCAATCACTCCTACTATAAACACTTCCAACTCCGACCTCTGTACGTTCGGAGTTGCTGGTGCAGTACAAACGCAGATTCTTGGTATCTCTACTGGTACGCAGTTTACTGACGAAAACTGTGAACGACTCAAGAACGCAAAGACCTTGTACGATATGGGTATGAAAGTTGCAGCGGTGTCAATGATGTGTCAGGATGAAAGAGTGTTTAAGGCAATGATGAATGCTGGAACACCTTGTCCTTATGACGGACTTATTGGTGATCAGGCAAGAGCAGCGTGGTTAGCAGAAGGTAACACAGTAGAAGAAAACGTAAAACCAGAGGAAGGATTGGATGAAACGGATAAGACTGTCGCAGCTGCTAGTGGCGGCATTGCTAGTTTGCTTGCCCTCTTACTCTTACTCTGAGCAAGTATTCGGCACCACAACCAATGCGGCGAGTTCTGGATATAACTGGGTTATGTCCAATGTCTTGCCTCAGGCGACAGGGTTGACTGTCAGTAATGTGATATACAGATACACTACAGTGAAAGATCCTGATGATCCTATGTTGGTGCACGTTTCTAACGAAAATCCTATAGACGGTGGATATACATTTAGAAGTACTGATGACTGGACTGGAATACCAGGAAATACAATAAACAGAGTTATACCGATATCGCAAATACCTATCGAGTATTGGGGGGATGGAAGTATTGAGTGGGAAGGCAAAGGGAGAGTTGATGACCCTTTTGTGGTATACACTTATCAATATGACACCTGCTATGACCCACAAGCAGATCCGGATTGCCCAGGATACAAACCCGAGATACCTGATATACCACCCGTCCCAGATGTTGCTGATCCTATTAATGATCAGTTTGTGCAAGATGAGTTAGATCGCGAAATGATGCTTCGCGATGAAGACGAAGAAGAAAAACAAAGAGCAAAACTTGCAGATGCTGAAGAGGAAGAAGAAGACGTAGACCTAGAAACTGTGTTGGGTATAGTTGGGCGTTCGCTACAAGGCGCAGAGGATACTGCTAAGCACAATCAGGTCATGGCGTTAAGTCAGTTTTCTCAACAATATTTTCAACAGTTGCCTGATGGCGTTATAGAGGACACTGTTGTGTTAAAAGATTCTAGACTCCCGAGGAATAATCGGGGTCGTAGACTACAGTTTGCGCAAGACTTACTTCATGATAAATTAGTAAAATCTCAATATAGAGGAGAACAGTAATGTTCAAAAAGACGTTGGCATTGTGTGTATCGCTCGCAGCGATGAATGCATATGCTGTAGACACACCGATCATTGGGCAGGTAGAGTCTAAGTGTGTGGTGACAACTGATAAGCAGGGTGTTTATGGAAACCCGAGTGCTAGCATTCTCAGTACTGATGCAGCAGACGGTGGAGTAGAACCTGTTGTGCGATTCGATGTTGTCCTCGCTGAAGCATACAAGGCAGTAATTGCTCATCCGATTTCTTTCTCACAGAGTCCACAGTTGAACGACGTTGTTAACTGGACTGGATCAACTTCTGTCGAAGCAGTATCTGACGCTGGTATGTCAGCATACGACACTTCCAAAGTTGAGTACGATAATGTGACAGAAGTCGATCTTGATATCGCTGGTAGTACGTGGTTCAAGGTAAGTTCTGAAGCAGATTACGGTTTTAATAAGGCACTCCCAGGAGGCACTTATACTGCAATCGTAGAAGCGAACTGCATAGCACTATAAACTATGCGCTTCGTTATGGCGGTAATCGGGTGTCTGCTGTGTGCGCAAGTTTATGCTCACCAGTGGACACCCACATATCCCAAGGTAACTGGTTCATTTGTTCCTGGGATATATCAAGCAAAGATGTACTTATGGAATAATCGAAAGGATGTTTCATATTATACATTTGAAGTGTTTGATGAAGATTTTCTACCTGTACCATTCGCAACAGCAGAGAGGACGGTACAGTTAGATTATTTGAAAAAGAAAGAAGTGGTAATTTATTTTAGAGAGACAGACTACCTTCGTTCGGTTTATATTTGTAGTCGGTCTATGATTTTACAGGGGGACGTAAGTAGAACGGTTGTGTCCTCGAGGATATGTTCGAAAATACGATGAAAAGATTATTGTTGTTTTTATTTTTAGTTTCTGGTTCGGTATATGGACAGAACAACGGGATAAACCTTGCGATACCGCAAACTCCCCAGTCCTTCCAATCAGATAGAGTTAGAGCAGGTGACGTCGAGTGCTCAGCAGCAATCGGGTCATCCACAAACGTAGAGTTTGGAGTAGTTGGTATTTTAAACCAAGAAGATCCAATCTACAACCTTGCTTCGCAAGATCCATATATGATGAACAGATACAATACAGGTGAGTTCTTGCGAGACATTGGTGTATACGGGAAGATCACCATCCCGATAGGAGCACCGAAGCAAAGGTTGAATTGTAATGCGTTATATCAGTTAGAATTAGAAAAGAAGCGATTGGAAGTTATGAAACTACAGCAGGAAATAGTAAACCTGCGTCAGTTAAAGTTTGAAGGATCTGGACTACCGACAGCACCGAACTTGATGGCAGGACCACCAAGAGAGGATTAAAATGGTAGAAGTAGCAGCAGCGTTGTCAATGGCAGGCTCTGCTTTTAAGATGTTAAAAGGGGCAATTGAACAAGGACGTGAGGTACAGGATATGTATGCGCAGTTCGCCCAGTTTTTTGATGCGAAGGAATCGCTTGCAGAGGCAGATCAACATGCAAAGAATCCATCGATGGTGGGTTCGCTTTTTGGTGGCAGCAGTGTTGAAGCGCAGGCACTACAGGTTACTGCTGCCCGTCATAAAATTAAACAA